TATTCCCTCCTAACGAACTTGCTTTTAACAAGCGCTGGATAGCCGGGAATGCCGTCGGTCTTGGCTCCGCAGAAGGTTTCGATCTTATTACCCGGTGGGTGGAGTTGAAAGACGTTGGAGCGATAGAGTTCTGGGTGGAGATTCCAGATCATGTCCAGTTGCTTCGGGTCGCCGCGATTGTAGTAGGATCGAAGATAGTGCCCGTCGGCCTCGGTCCATTCAATCACCCCGGCCTCGGATAGCATCTTCAACAACTCGATCCCGGAAGGGCCTACGAAGCCCTTCCCGATCTTGACCTCGGATTCGCCCATCGCTTCGCCGAGAAGGAAGATAGGTTTCATTTTTCAGTCACACATTTCCAAACGATGCGTTCGCACTTGGGACAATAGCCGTAGACGCCTATCCCACCACCAGCCAGACCGAAGCCATCTTCGACTAGGGTGTTGCAGGTGGGACAGTTCTCGACTTGATAATCTAAGATGCCTTCACGAACGTCGATAGGGTCTATGTGAACGCGGGGTTCATCGCTCATACGCACTTCTCCTCAACTAGCTTCGCGTACCCAACCACATCTTCCCAATGTTGCCTTTCCATTGACTTACCAGAAAGGATTCGGGAGAACTTGAGCGCGATCATATCCATCGACTCGCGTTCGATATCGTTCAACCGCGGCCAACCATTGGAGGCCCGAAGGATGGCTTTGATTGATTGGGAAATGATAGCATTTTCCATAAAGGACCCATGTGTTTGTTGACGAGTTTCTAGCAAAGGCAATCGCGATTCTGGTTCCTGTCCCAACTCATTAGCCAACAAAGCCACATCGAACGGCCGTCGTACTGGATTCTCTAATGCCATTACTCTCTCCATGAAAATGGGAGAGAGGCGTCAGCCCCCCTCCCGAGTTGGTTACCGGAACGTTACGGCCTTCACTGCCCACATCTGCGCGGTCTGCGCTTCGGTGATAGCGATGGAACAGTAACGCACCATTTCTGGATTGTCGCCACGCGCGACGTAGCCCTTGCGGAAATCATCCATGTGGTCTATGATCTCAGCATAGAGCTTCTTCAACTTGTCAACATCACCCATTCCCGAAGGATTGAATGTGAGGCCGACAGCCTTCTCGCCGTAGGTTTGGTCTGACATGCTATGCTGCCTCTGCTTCCTCGCCGAATTCCTCGGCCTTGAAGGTCTTACCCAACCGTGCGAAGATGCTCTCTCCGTCGTTGCTGGCCTCGTGGCGGATGTAGCCACCCACCTGACAGTTCATTGTTTCCTCAATCATCGCACGGAGTGAGGTACCTTCCTCCACCCCGCAATGCTCGAGGAATTCCTTCAAGCGATAGAGAGCGGTTTCGGTGATGTAGAACGTTGCCTTCGTGGTCTTATCAGCGATGCCGCCCATTTCCTCCAGTTCGTCGAGGTCCACGTCAGGCCCTGCTTGGAGGCATTTCAACGTGAACGCAACGAACTCAGTCTGCTTCTTCGAGGACTTGCCGAACTCGGGCAGGCCTTGAACGACCCAGAGATACGATCCCTCGGGCATCGGTTTCGGACGCTCGACCTCAGAAGGTGCCGTGTCGAGTAGTGCGCCGAAGTTTGGTGCTTTTGCCATTGTCATTTCCTTTGTGAGTGGTAGGGTGAGTTGATGTGGGGTGGGGTTATGTGACACGTTTCAATGTGATACTCTTTGGTTTGGGTGGGTTCAAGGTTTCCTGCTTCGGCGGATCGCGAAGTACCTTGAAAAACTTCGCAAGGCCTGTCTCGATATCGAGGGTTTCTTCCATCGCGAACGGCGCTGGATTGGCGAGGTCGATCATGGCGTCGGATTTGAGTTGGATCGACCGGCGCCCGGCGATGTTCTTGTAACGGATCACTGACGGAAAGTATTGTGGAATCTTCGGCGATAGCTTCTGGCCCACGCCTTGTGGGAATATCTTCGCGGTGCCATCGGGGAGGGTCATATACAACCCATGGGCGATGACGATGACGTTGGTTGCCATCAAGGGACCGGTCAACATTGCTAGGAGATTTTCAATTGCGTCTTGAGCATCACCATACACCGCCCGGCCATCTCTTTCGCCTGACTTACCAATAGGAGTGAGAGGCTCTCGCCAGTCATAAGCTGCATCACAGAGGCGGGAAAGGCTATCGATGACAAGAATACAATCCGGTCCCCATTCGGAGGGTACGCCCAAATCGATCTCGTTGCCATGATCGTCCGTGTACTTCCATCGATCGAGCATTTTGATCGTGTCGATATAAGCCTTAGGCTGTCCTGATATGACGACACCTGTTGCTCCTGTTTTGCGTTTGTCACGTAGGGTTCGATATTCCACGTTGTCGATTAGTTCAGGACATTCCCGCTTGACGAAGTATTTAAGTGGGTCGAGAAGATTATCAAGGTCGAGAATACGAAGCTTGTACCCGGCCTTGACGAGGCTGACGAGCGATCCAGTCTTACCAGACTTGGCATCGCCGACTAGAAGCAGCTTGACGTAATCGTTAGACTGATGGTCCGCTAGGTTTGGCAAGAAGCACCTCCGTGTAGATGGTTAATTGGTCGCCGTCACGGATGTCAAAGGTATCCATGGGCGTGGTGATAGTAATCGTCGTCGAGCCACCGATGGCGATCTTGAAGAAGTCAGGGCCACGATCGACAACCCTTCCTCTGCCAATGGGCAGCACGGCCCTCATCTCTCTTTTAGGGGATTCCATCGTTCCTCCGGTGATAGCTTGGTGAAGTTGGACTTAAGATACACACTACGAACCGAGGGTGATTTGGAACAAACCTCGCGGAACCGACACCCACCGAACTTGTCACAGGCGGTGTCGTTCATTGGCCAGTAGTTGTTGACCGCGTAGGCCTCGGCTTGGGACAGCCATTGGGAGAGATCATCCAACCATTCATCAAGCTGATCGGGGGTTCGATAGGTCATTCCTCGTTTGAATGAATGTGGCTTTTCGAGTAAGATTTGGGCTGCATCGATGATGACCCCTGAGATCGGGGAATTGATGACGACCTTACCCGCTAGGGCGTAGAGGGTCATTTGGTTATTCGGGGCGAACTGGTCGAAGAAATAATCTCCAATGGTCGTCTTGGAGGTTTTATGATCCATGACGAAGAGAGAATCGTTGAAGTTGACCACCCTGTCTAGGTGACCGCAGAGGAGGTAAGGTTGGCCGATCTCCATTTTCTTATCTACGAATTTATCACCATAGAACTCTTGCTTGTGCTGGGGTCCCCAATCAAGCTCGAACCGAAAGCTCAACTCAACAGCCGCGGCTCCGTTTTCCCTGATGTAGGTCTCAGCCGCGTCATCTTTGAAGTTGTCGAGATAGTCGATGACGATTTCGAGCAAGGTGAGTCGGTTCTTGTACTTCCCTGCTGGGGTGGTGGTATCCACCTTCCAATCAATAGTGCGGCGTACCAACTCGCGTATCGCGTCATGCATAGCGGCTTTGTGGGTCGCGCCAGCGGCTTTGGCTTTGTCATATTGCTCAATCGCTGTATGGTATTCGGACCCGAAGCGGAGGTGGACTGACTCTTCCCTCGATCCCCAACCTTCGATGATGATGTATTGGTAAAGTCGTGGGCAGGTCTTGAGATATCCAAGTGAAGTCGAATCCCAAGCATACTGGATATTGGTTCCGGGGAGGAAGGGTGATTGGACGTTTGATCCTGCAATCATGTCCATCATAGTCTCCTAAGCTTTGGCACTTCGGCCTTGGCGGTCTTGAACCCAAGATCAGAAAGGGTCAGCGTGATCGAGCCCGCAGCTTTGGGTTTCTTGGTCTTGATCCCGGCTTCCTTATTCGCGCGATGACGACGTTGGATTTCAATCACCACGTCGATATCGGCCGCGATCCAAAGGCCCGGGTCCTTATCGTCAAGGTTTGCAAGATGGGTCATGAGGAAGTCTAGGTCTGATTGTTCTTCATTTGGTTGTGTCATTAAGGTCACCTAATGTTCGTCGTGTCTTGGCGTGGGAGAGGGTGGTGTGGATGAAGGCGTGGAATTGATCTCGAAGTTCCGTAGTCCAGCCGCGGCCGAAGTATTTCTCGGCCGCGGCG